AACTTGCGCTGAGCGCGCTTGAAGTGGCTCTCGTTGGATAAGCCACGTTTTGAACTTTGATATTCTGTCTATTACCCGTAGCCATTAGCATGAGAAGCCTCGCTTTACTTAGTAGCGACTATGTCTTCTCAAAATATACTACAATTGCCTTGTCGCCGTTAGAGGCAGAATCAATGTAGATTTGCTTTAGGTCGAGAAGATGCCCGTCGTTAGGAATAACGAAGGACTGTCCTACTGTTAATTTAATTCCAGAGTTACTATCAACGTCTAGGTCGCCCACATAGATAGTGCCTGTGTGAGCTTGAATAGTAGCCCCTATTACGTTCCCCTGCGTAGCAGAGGAAGCAAGAATAGGGAGTTGCGTTCCCGCCGTAGTAATAGTGACTAGCTTAAACTTTGGGACTACTGCCATTTGTAGTTGCCTTTACTGGAGCAGCCGCTTGCGCAGGCTTCTCTGCTTTAGGTTCACTAATCACAGTACCAGCCGCATCATACCAGTAGCCAGATCCAGGAGGGCGCTCATATCGATGCACACCGTTCTCTATTACCAGTCTATAGGGATTCTTGCTTACAATATTGCCCTTGCCATCGCGTACGTGAGTCACTAGGTCAAATTTACCGTTTCTAGCCATGTCATTGCTCCTTGTTAGTAGCCGATGACAGAAGCGTACAGAACTTGCGCTGCAACTGCAACGTTTCCTAGTTCAACTAGTGCGCCCGCAGCGATAGTAGCATTTACGATACCGCCGCTGCCTGAAGTATTAGCTACGCCAGCAATTGATACGTCAGAACCAGTATTCGCACCTAGCAAGTTAGTGCCTGCATTGACTCGTGCGCCAGCGCTATCCGCTACGTCTGCGTTGTTCAAGAACAGCGTATGCCCGTGTGAAGCAGCCGCTGACTGATAAGCGCGTAGCTTATTGTTCTCGTAGTCGTATTTCCACACATAGCCGGACCCGTCATTGGCGTCGATTAGGGTAAGTTCTGCTATCACATTAGGGAATCCATGATTGCTTAGCGAGCTAAGCGGAATGCCTCCAGATGGATAGAGAAGGGCGCCATCACCGAAGGCAACTTTAACAACCTGCTTACGTCGGCCATCTTCGCCTTTAACCGCTTTACCCTGAAGTGTATATGTAACGTCGCCCGCTGCTAAATCTGCCATGCTAACCCCCCATTAAGGAACAAGCGCCGCATGGTTTAGCTCACTAGTGAGAACCCATAGGGCGCTGTCTTTATTCTAACAATACTTAAGCCGATGCAATCATATCCGAGTTATTGCCGGGTACTTCTGCCTCATCTTCACAGATGATTGAGTAGTAGCCCATGCCAGTCGGAGTACCTACTCCAACTGTCCAAGAAATCTGGATAGTGTCTCCTACGTTCATAGAAACAGGAGAAATTTCTTTATACACGCACTTACCAATCCCAGTTGCGTCCGGAACGGTCAAAGTAGCGAGCGTGCTCTGTCCAGAAGAACTGAACGGAGTCGGTCGCTTCTTGAACACTACAGTAGGAGCGGTAGTAGTTCCACCTGCCAGCTCTCCCGAGAGTACGAACTGGAAGCGCTTTACCTTGCAAGGCTTTACGCAGACCAATTCACCGTGAGTACCGCTAGCCGCGCCAATATCAATCTCCTTAAGCACTTCAGCCGCGTTCTCAGCTAACTGAATTGCTGGTACAAAGAACTGAAGGTGTGAGCCTTCTCCATTTACATATGCCATAACTCATTCTCCCTTACGTTAGTTAATATTAAGCGCTTGTTACGTGTACTACGCGGGCCTCGCCAGCCGTTGCAGAATCGTACCAAATTTGACCAAACTGAAGGATACCGTACCAAGCAACTGACTTGCTACGACCGAAATCCTGCGGCATTGCTGCGCGCAATTCTGGGTCCTCAGCAACTGCCATTGCAACTGCATCGTCACCAAAGAATATTGCTTCTCCAAGTACCGAGCCAGTGCCCAAGCTGCCAGAGAGTGCGCTAGTGTTGTTCACTTCTACGAAGCGAATATTCTCCATGCGACCAATCTCAGATTTGAACTTATTAGAAGGATCAGTGTACTTGTGCCAAGACTCCCAAGCAGGGTCGCTCATGATTCCGCGCTTACCCTTAGTAGAGATCAAGCACATGTAGTCGTCGCCCTCGTAGGGAGCAATATTCAGAGTAGTGTACATGTAGTCGCGAATCTGCTCGATGTGGTAGACGTTCAAATTCGAGGTAGCTGCTGTAGAAGCAGTTCCATCGGTATCCATAGTCAGCGCAGAGGCGCCAGTAGGAATTGCCTTAACTTTACCAGCAGAGAATGCATCCGCTGCTAAGCCGTCAAGCACAAGTGCCATCTGGTCGCGAAGCTTCTTCTGGATAGTTCCCTCTACATCAAATTTGCCAAGGTCCTCAGCGAGTGAGTTGTAAGGAACTGCGCGTCCCAATTCAACTACAGTGATCGCCTGAGTGCTCATGCTCATCTCGTCCTCAGGAATGCGAGTTCCTTCGACAAGCGCCGCAGAAGTCGGAACGGTAATATTAGAAACGCGAGAGATCGTAATCGACTCGCCCTTCTTCTTACCATATCCAGCCTCGGGCTTCACGAATTGCATGAACTTACATTCTGCAATCGCCGCCATTCTCAAGTTGCTAGATAGCTCGTGATTCTTATAGACGCCAGTTGGTGCGTCGAATACCCATGAAAAAGCCATAAGGAACTCCCTTCTAGAGTTTTACGGCCACGTTCCGTTCATCCTGAACTGGCCTAGTGCTTACTTTCGCTTTCTTATGGTATTCAACTGCGAGATAAAATCTACATCTTTCTTAGCTGTAGCAGGAGCCTGTGTGCCTGTAGCATATCCATTAGCTCCCGCCATAGTGGCAGGCTTATTCGGTAGCTCCTTAGAGGGAAGAGCACTTTGCTTAGTAATTTTAAGCCCCAGGCGAGCTATTTCAGCCAATTCTGGCAAGCTCTGCGCTGTAGGCTTGTTAGCTAGCTTATCCCAGTTCTTCTTTAGCACGTAATCGACGTAGTCCTTAGCCTCAGCTAGGTCCGTATTCTCCGCATAGAAGCTAGTCCAGAGATTCTGAAGCTGCTCCTGCCTAGCTTGCTCAGCCTTCTGGTCGCTAGTCATCTTATCGTATGCCTCGAATATCTCCTTGCGTACGCCTTCTCGAACCAGCTCTAGCGCCTTCTTGGGGTCCTCAAATAGAAGCTCCTCTGCCTCCTCGATATAGCTCTTCTTGGGAGGAGCAGGCTTCTCGTCGCCCTTCTTAGCTTCCTTAAAGCCTTCCTTGAAAGCATCGTCCTCACGCTTAGCTAGTTCTAGTGCCTCTGCGTACTCGATTGCCTCCTGCATGCTAGCGAATTCTTTACCTGCAATGCGAATCTTGGGAGGAGCTTCTTTCTCGGGAGCAGGCTCCCCTGGTTGCGCCTTCGGCGCCGCTTCCTGTACTTGCACTTCCCCTTCAATTGGGGCAGAACCAGTTGGCAGCCCAGTATTCAGTATGTCGCTAGCGTTTATTGATGTTTCACTAGCCGCTGCTGGAGCAGCCTCCGCTACGGTAGGGGCTGCCTGGGCTGCCGCCTCTTTAGCCGGGGCTACTGGCGGGGGAGGCGTAGACTTAGAGTTAGCGGCCTTCACTTCTGCTGCAAATGCGCTCATGCGAATCTCCTTATTCGATTATATTTAGTCTTGCTGTAGCTTAATAACAGCCGCATCGCCTCTGCGAGCCAGATTCATAAGCTCGTTCATTAGGTCCTTGCAGGCTGCCATGTAAGCTATTTCATTAATTAGGGGAGTACCCGACTTGCGGAACTCGTGAACCATTCTATCTAGAGAAGCTTCCATATTCCGCTTAAGCAGAGGGAATACAACTCCCTCGTTCATGTGAATTAATCTAGCGGACTGGGCTTGTAGGCGTAATCTGTCTTCATCTGTCATAAAGCAGAGCATGGGACGCTTACGCATCCCTGGTCAACTATTTCTTGTTACAAATTAGCTTAGCCAGCCACTCGGCTAGCTCTGCTTGGAGGAAAGTGAGGTGCCGCGATAGCACTCTGTTCTGGCTGCGCCGCAGAAGCCATGGAATCAGCCGCCTGATTGCCCGCAGCCCCTGCTTGAGGAATCTGGGACTGCACATCCGGCATCTCACCGGCTGCCTGTCCAGGCTGCGCGCTACCAGGCTGAGGCATCTGCTCATTCTCCTGATCGCGAGCATCGTCTGCCTCAATCTTAGTCACGTTAATATCTAGTGACTTCATTATCTCGCCAAGCAGCTTCGAGAAGTCATATTTCTTACTAAACTCCTCGGCTAGCATTGGCACACTAGAAATAGTCTGCAACATAGCCTGCAACTTAGTAAAGTCTTTCTGCTTATTCAGATTAGAGGAGATTCCGAATACCTCGAATGCGCAATCCTGCACCGTCTGCGCGAACAACTCCTCTGGCCCCAGTGCCTGAAGCAATCTTGCCTGCTTCTGCCCCAGCAATGCCTCTAGCTCATTCGTGTCAAAGTCATTCATATGCTGCGCGGACATCTTCCACGCTTTGCTAAGAATAGGGCGAATCCAATCCTGCTCCACATGCTTAGCTAACCCAGAAAACATGCTCGTGATAGCTTGGCTCGACTCAACTACCTCAGTCGCCTTTACCTGACGAAATGGCTGTGCACCCATCCTGAAGTAATTAG